GAAGAATATAGAGTTTCCTGATTATGTCGGAGAAACTCATGGCATGCGGTATTTAAGTAATTACAACTCGAGCGTAATGATGTGGAAAGATGGGACTGTTCATCATATATGGGAGCACTTTCAATCAAATCCAGATTACTTCATGGTTAAGTATTTTGGTGACGACAGGTTCTTATGGCACGAAGATTTTAGATTTAATTACTTTCCGAAAGGTGAGATATATTCGTTCGTATATGGCGCAGACTATTATGGTATAGATGACCACAATAAATCTTTCTGGTATAGACCAGACTATACTATAGCATTACTAAATGGGTTAGACCAGTTTCCTGGAGCAGATAAAGAATATGATGAACTTCGTATGCATTAAGTGGGGTGATAAGTATCCCGCCAAATATGTGAACAATCTTTACAACATGGTAAAGAAGAACTACCCCAACCTGTTTACATTCACGTGTTATACTGATGATACCGATGGTTTAATTTGCGACACTGCGCCTATACCAGACGATGGTATTCTACATCCAAAATATTGGTTTGGTAAAGAAACCTTCTGTTTTGACCGAGCAAAGTTCTTAGTATTTAATTCACACAACTGGTTGGGGTACATAGGTGACTGGTGCTATTTTGATCTTGACCTTGTGATCCAAGAAGATATATCTGACATTGAAGAACTTGCTCAGAAACCTCGTATAATTCAATGCCGCTGGCAACCACAATCACAGAAACATGACAGACTGTTTATTGATACTCGAGGAACATTCTACAATTCTAGTATGATGCTTTGGCCTGGTAAATCATGCGAACATATCTACAACGATGCCATCGAGAATTCCGAATCGATATTTAAAACTTTCTTCAAGGGGAGCGATAATTATCATTACTGGAGACAGAGGGATTTCTGGAAAGACATTCCAGGCGGATGGATTTATTCTTGGAATCGAGGAAAGCATTACCCAGATGATATTGAACGATTTAAGTTTCGATCCGATGCCAAGATTTGCTTATTCAATACGGATAATGTTCCCCATCCTTCTGCTAAAGAGCAAATTAAGTTATTGGAATGCGAACATGAAGACATTCTCAGATTGTGGAACTGCGAATGAGAGTTAATTACGTTTGCTGTAAATGGGGAACAAAGTATTCCGCTGAGTTTGTCAATCGTCTTTATCGAATGGCAAAGAAGCATACCCCAGATAATTTTGAGTTTCACTTCTATTGCTACACAGATAATAGTGAAGGGTTTGACACTGAAATTAAAGTCATCGACTTCCCAGACATTCCTGACATCCACCCAAAATACTGGTTCGGTTCTGAGGATTTCAAATACGGCATGGCACGTTGTTGGGACAGACCAAAGACTTTTATCTTCAACACCCACAACTTCGCAGACGATAAACCAACTGGCAGATTTGTATTCTTCGACCTCGATGTTATCATACAAAATGATTTGTCGCCAATCATCACTTATGACCTAGAGAATCCTACCAAGTTGCGCTCGTGGTGGCAAGATCCGAGACCGATGAAGTCTCGCAACTTCAAACTTTCCCATGGCGCATATACTAATGGTAGTTGTATGGTGTGGTCAGATGATCAGACAGAGTGCATCTGGCAGGATGTGCTAGAACATCAAGAACGTATTTGGTTCACGTTCACCGATGGAACTGACAACTATCATAGTTGGCGATGGGGAGACTTTAGCGATACTCCATTATGGAAACATTTTCCAAATACCTTTGCTTACTCTTACAATCGCGGACGCGACTGGGATTCAGGCGACCTTGAAGTCGGTATATATAGAAAGGACTGTATTGTGTGTGTTTTTAATGTGGATTTACTTCCATTTACAGACAACAGCAGAGGGAAAGTGAAGCAGGAATCGCTTGTTGATCCTGATCTCTTAGAACATTGGAATGTATAATGATTAATATTTACACAGTAAAGTGGGGATTCAAATATGATTCGGAAGATGTCAATAAAATTCTCGAACAATGCAAACAACACATTACAACAGAATTTAATTTTTATTGTTTGACCGAACATTCTGGTGGATTAAGTCCAGAAATTAATGTCATCCCATTACCCGAGGATAACTACTACGAAAAATGGTGGAATAAGTTATATCTTTTTGACCGAAATGTTGTTAAGCAAAAAGGAGAAAAACTTTTTCTAGATCTTGATATCGGTATTCAAAACAATATCGATTGCATCGTTGATCATGATCCGGAAGACGGTTTAACTTTTGTTCGCACTCATTGGCATAACATGAAGAAAATGAAACAAGACACCCAAGATATTCCGCACAAATATACAGACTTAAATTCTAGCGTGTTGAGGTGGAATGATAGGTTAGATATCGACAAAATCACCAAGTTCGTCACAGATTATGCAGATCAAATGTTCTTCTATTATCGCGGTCTCGACAATCTATTCGGGCATCAAAGAGAACGTCTTCTGAAAATTGACCATTTCCCAGACGGTTGGGTATATAGTTACAACTACGGATATATGTGGCCGACAGATGTAAGAGAACAAGTCCTGCGCGAAGAACCACTTATTTGTTTATATGATTCAATGGAAAGACCACAAGATGTTAAATTATAATTACTTAAACAACTATCGTTATTGGGGTGAAGGTCTAGAAAAGATCAATCACGAAATGCCGTTTAAACACGAAGACTTTCGTAAGTCTTTGAATCCAAATACTATGGATGCTGCTATCTGGTTGGTAGAAGAATTGCAGAAATGCGTAGATGTAACCAAGCAATTAAATATTACGGTTTTGAATTCTTGGTTGGGGTTTCCGCTCGTTCCATTGTTATGCGAAAATCTAAACGTCAAGAAAATTAATTTAATCGATATCGACAAAGATGCATTGGAACTCTCTAAAGTGTTTAATAGGTATTATTCCAACACGGGTGTTGAGTTAAATCACATCAATTGGGATATTCCGTTTGCATATCATGATATCAATGCACTAGAAACAGATGTTGTTATTTCTCTTTGTTGTGAGACCATGTACCCCCTCAAGAAAATGACAACTGCAAACCCAGATTGTATTTTTGCCTGCCAATCGTCAAATGTATTCAAAGAAATGTATGGTATTAATTGCGTACCAACGATTGAAGAGCACATCGAGAATATTGGAGTTACTGATGTTTTCTACAAGGGATCTATTAAGCAGTCATATTACAGTTGGGATGGTAAGGTCGAGTTCGACCGCTTCATGGTAATAGGGAAAAAATAATATGGGTAGAGCAAGAGTCGTCGCACCACCTCCGCAAGATTATATTCCAGAACCTTTAGTGTCAGTGCCGCCTCCACCCGAGGAAGTGGTTGTGGAGGAGTGGATCGAAGGAAATTTCCAAGAAGAAATTGTTGAAGTTGAAATTATTGAACCTTCTCAAGAAGAACTTGAGAAGGGAAGAATCGCACAAGAAAAATATGAAGAATTGCAGCGAAAGAAAGCAGAAGAGGAATCTAGAATTTCTGCTGAGTTGCAAAATTTACGCGAAGAAAACCAAAGACTTACACGTGAAAAAGAAGCAGCGGAAAGAGCAAAAGAAGAACAAATTGTAAAGATGCGGCAACAGGCAACTGATCAGCGCAACAATCAACACATGATTCAATTAAACATGACACCAAAAATTCCATCGTTAATTAGTAAAATTAAAACATTATTTAGAAACCGTCGAATTAAGTCTGCTACAAATGTTGGAATTAAAAACTATGAAACTGCAATCCTCGAGCGAGCAAGAATTGCAGTTCCTAAGTTATTAGATGATATTGAAAAAATGCATGAACAGTTGACTATTCTGGAAGATCTACTCGCAAAATATAGTGAGGTTAAAAGCACTCAGGAAAAGTGAGAGGCATCCTCGCCGCTTATGTCTTCAATCATTGAGCGCCAGATTTCTAGATGCGGTACAACATATCCTAGTGTCAATCTCTTCGCAGTATTACCACAGCAGTGATATACGATTTTGTTTGGATCGCTGCGATCGCCGAAGTGACCAACCTTGCATGACCATCCCTTTGGATCGACCATAGTGACAACTTCTTTTGTTACAGGATCGAGATATCTGAAAAATCCGCCATTTTCTTCTGAGTTATATGTAATGAGAATATTATAACCAGACGCATTCCAATTAGTGTGCCATCCCATAAACCCATCTTCTGGATAATATGTGAAGACCGCATTATTTCTAGCACCGAGATAATTTATTAATTCAGAATTTGTTTCTTGCTGCCTTCTGCCATATTCAGAAGGGAACCATGGTTGTCCATGTGCCTGAGACATGTCAGTGCACCATGCAACATCAGGAAATCCAACATGATTGTGTCCCTTATTGACGATATGATTCATATACTGCTCATCAGTAGCAGTGTCCACATTCAGTCCGCCGCGACGTTTTGCTTGCATATCTTCAGGTCCGAGAACTAGATGTTGATCGTTCTGTTGGAAGAACCATTCTGTGAACGGGTCTAAAATATCTGTAAGATCTTTTGAGACTGAATTTGTAAATTTCAACATTTGATAATCCTTAATCTAACATACCGTGCGGGATAGTATAATGATAAATCACTCTCGGTTGTCCTTGGAGTTCTTCTTCTTTATATCCAGCGACAAAATTCCATCGAGCATCTGGGTCGGGAAACCGACCTGCCTTTACCCCAAAATCAAACTGGTTGAGGAGTCTCCACATCGTAAACGTATCCCACTGCAAGGCAGATTTTGGATAATGTTTGCGATCCCATTCTGGTTTATTTTGCGCCCAATACTCGTCATACCAAGCACGCATCATCTCTAAGGTTTGTGGATTATTCCGATAGACAAACAACCCACAATGCTCAGTCATTTCTTCTGTCTCGGATAACTTGGTCAGTGCTGCGTTATACGGACGATTGGCAGTGAAGATAACATCGGTATCCTCTGGGATCTGATCAAAAATCTTTTGGATGTCTTCGTGTTCGACTTCAGTATCACAGTCCATATAAACTGTCAAGTCATACGGAGTCTGATCGAGCGCCCAAAGTTTTGCTCGTTTATCGCGAGGAACATTTTCGGTAATTACATTATCAAAAATTTCATAATCATCTGGTTGCACCCATTCTTCTTGGGTGAAGAATGTGATATTTGCATCTGGAAAATAATCTTTTAAAGAAATTGCCGAGTTTCTTGCTGCCCTGTAGTAACCTTTGCGGATTGTGGCAACGTACAGGAATCCATTATTCGGCATCAACTGCTTCTTGCGCAATAGCAGTATTCGCTTCTTCTTGCATCAGTAACATTACTGTGTATGCAGTGACTTCCATAAACGTCTTAGACTTGCGAATCTTAGATTTTAAATCGCGATTCTTAGAGTTTTTAACTATATCAAGTTCGAAGGCATCCAACTTAGCAGCAAACAATTGTTCTTGTTGCACGCGAGTCTTGTCTACCTTCTGACGTTCAAGGTTTTGCTTTATTTGATTATTTCGTTCTTCCATGCGCCGATCAGTATTGGCATCGATCTGCCCGATACTATAGAGACGCATCACTTCTTCGTAATCACGATTGCTACCATCATTCATGATGGATGCAGTAACACGCTTATTAGTGTCAGGATAGAAAAACTCAGCGATGATATGCTGACGTTCTTTATTCGCCCAATAAGGATTTTCGATCTTACGGGTAACTACAGGTGAGGTATTAATCAATTCAATTCTCCATTAGAAATAATAGTCATGGTAACAGTATATATAATAATTGCTACAAAGTCAATAGATTTATGCAGTTTTTACCCACAAATATACTGTTGAGATGGTGTCTTTAGTCGCTTGAATGGTCGCACCAGAATAGGTTCCTGAAAACGACTGCGTATACGATCCGCTATAGAAACCAGTATATGTTGCAGTTCCTAGATAGAATCCTGTATAGTTGCCAGTAAAGTTCCCAGTGTATGTACCCGTATAGGTAGCACTTCCTAGATAGAATCCTGTATAGTTGCCAGTAAAGTTCCCAGAATAGGTTCCTGTATATGTGGCAGTTCCTGCATAGAATCCAGTATAGTTGCCACTAAAGTTTCCAGTGTATGTACCCGTATAGGTAGCAGTTCCTGCATAGAATCCTGAAAAAATTCTCGCATAGAATCCAACATAATTACCTGTATAGTTTGCTGGACCAATATAGTTTCCACTAAAGAATCCAGTGTAGTTGCCTGTATATGTTCCAGTATAGTTTGCTGTACCAATATAGTTACCAGTAAAGAACCCAGTGTAGTTGCCTGTATATGTTCCAGTATATGTAGCAGTTCCTGCATAGAATCCAGTAAAGAATCCAGTGTAGTTACCCGCATAGAATCCAGTATAGTTTGCGGGACCAATATAGTTACCAGTAAAGTTCCCTACATAGTTTCCACTATAGTTGCCAGCATAATTAGCAGCATAGTTTCTTGAACCAGAGAAAGTGCCAAGATAGTTGCCACTATAGTTACCTGCATAGGATGCAGCATAGTTTCTTGAACCCGAGAAGAAACCTACATAGTTTCCACTAAATGTTCCCGCATAGTTACCAGCATAGTTTCTCGATCCAGCATAATTTCCAAGATAGTTACCGCTGAATGATCCGAGATAGTTGCCACTAAAGTTACTCGCATAAGTTCCTAGATAGTTACCAGCAAATGCTGTTCCAACGAAACCACCGAAAAATGGTGCATAGAATCCGAGATAGTTGCCACTAAAGTTTCCTAGGTAGGTTCCAGAGAAGTTTCTTGAATATGTTCCGAGATAGTTACCTGCATAGGATGCAGCATAGTTTCTTGAACCCGAGAAGAAACCTACATAGTTTCCTGAGAAGTTACCTGCATAAGATCCAGCGTAGTTTCTCGAACCAGCAAAGAATCCAGTATAGTTGCCACTAAAGTTGCTGGCATAGTTACCAGCATAGTTTCTAGAACCTGCAAAAGTTCCTAGGTAAGTTCCGCTGAAGTTTCCTGAATATGTTCCGGAATATGGAGCAGTGCCAGCATAACCACCAGCATAGTTGCCGCTAAATCCACGAGAATATGAACCAGAGTAGTTTGCTGGACCTACGTAACCACCAACATAGTTGCCACTGAATCCTCGTGAGTATGAACCAGAATATGGGGCAGGTCCAACATAACCTCCAACATAGTTACCGCTGAATCCTTGTGAGTATGATCCGGAATATGGAGCAGTGCCTGCATAGGCTCCTGAGTATGTACCAGAAAAGTTACCGACATAGTTGCCCGTATAGTTTGCTGGACCTATATATCCGCCGCTGAAATTGTTGGCATAACTACCAGAGTATCCACCAGAGTAGTTTGCTGGACCAACAAATCCGCCGCTGAAATTATTTGCAAAAGTGCCAGAATATGTTCCGGAATAGTTTGCTGGACCAACAAATCCACCACTAAAGTTATTTGCAAAAGTGCCAGAGTATCCACCAGAGTAGTTTGCTGGACCTACATATCCACCAGCATAATTACCACTGAAGTTACCAACATAGTTACCAACATAGTTACTTGGCGAAATTTGTTCTCTGGTATCAGTAGTAGAAGTTCCTAATTGGACCCATGTTCCGCCAGATGGTGTTGAAGATTGAACCTTGTATGTCCCTAAACCAGAATCAATAATTCTATTACGGAAACTTGGTAGCATCTGCAGAATTTCGCCAGAGGACATTTCTTTAATGTCCTTGGTATTGATCAGTTTAAGTGGTTTAAGACTTGTATCTGGAGTGCTAGTCGCCGCAGTTTTCTGCCAAAGGTAAGTAAGAGTATTACCACCGTTTGCAACATCAGTCAGTGTGTAGCGAGAAACCCACGTTCCACCGCTGGGGGCAGTTGCTTGTAGACGATATTGTCCAGCAGTATACGAACTTTCGGCGACCATCGCAGAAATAGCATAATCAAGCAATTCACTATCAATTTCTGCATCAGACATTTCTTTGATGCGGTCAGTGGAATATTTGATCGGTCTATTAGTAATACTTTCAGTCGCCGCAGCAGATACCTGCTTTGCGTAATATGTTACAGTATCAATCGCACCAGTAGCTGGGTGAGTTCCTGTTGCCTCTTGACGATCTGTATCAACAAAGGTTCCGATTGCAGTTCCTGTGCCAGTATTATTTGTGGTGATATTAATTTCACCAGTACCTGTACCATCAGCATTCGCACCAAAGGAAACTGTTAGGATATTTGCTACATAATTTTTGATTTCATCTACAGACATTGCCTGCAACCCCTGCATATTTGCAGAGGTTACTGGTGTCGCAGAAGATTTAATTCTAAGAACCATAGTTATGCAGTCCTAATCCAAAGTTTAACCGTTGATATTGTGTCCTTCGAGGAAAGCACAGTTGCTCCGGAATACGTCCCCGCGAATGTTCCAGTATAATTACCCGTAAAGAAACCACCGTATGCAGGTGAAGTATAAACGCTAGTAAAGAAACCAGTATAGAACCCTGTATATATAGCAGTTCCTGTATAGAATCCTGTAAAGTTACCTGCACTGGTGAAACTACCAGTATAAAACCCAGTATAATTACCTGTATATGATGCAGTTCCTGTATAGAATCCAGTATAGAATCCAGTGTAATTACCAGTGTATGCTGGACCAATAAAGTATGCAGTATATGCAGTTCCAGTCGCTCCAGTATAGTAACCAGTATATGGTGTTCCTGGAATTGGTGCACCAGTATAGTAACCAGTGTAAGGTGTTCCTGGAGTTGGTTCGCCGCTATAGAAACCAGTGTAAGGTGTTCCTGGAGTTGGTTCGCCGCTATAGTAACCAGTATATGGTGTTCCTGGAGTAGATGGACCTGTATAGTAACCAGTATATGGCGTAGCAGGAGTAGATGGACCTGTGTAGAATCCAGTATATGGCGTCGCTGGGGATGGTTCGCCACTATAGAACCCAGTATATGGTGTTCCTGGAGTGGAATCGCCAGTATAGTAACCAGTGTATCTTGTAGGAACGAACAACGGTCCTGGATCCCCTGGACCTGCTCCTCCAGGTCTTGGAACCAAGGTTCCTGGCTGAATAGGCGGACCACTGTAGAACCCAGTATATGGTGTCGCTGGAGTAGATGGACCTGTATAGAATCCTGTGAATGATTTTGGAACTGCTTGTGCAGTATAGAACCCAGTGTAAGGTGTTCCTGGAGTAGAAGAACCAGTATAGAAACCAGTGTATGGTGTTCCTGGAGTCGATGGACCGCTGTAGAACCCAGTGAATGGTGTCGCTGGAGTAGATGGACCTGTATAGAAACCAGTGTATGGTGTTCCTGGAGTAGATGGACCTGTGAATGATTTTGAAACTGGTTGTGCAGAATACACTCCAGTGTAAGGTGTTCCTGGAGTAGAATCGCCAGTATAGTAACCAGTATATGGACCAGTCGGATTTCCTACAAGAGTATAGAACCCAGTGTATTCCGCAATAGTCGGAACTACACCTTGGTAGAACCCTGTATAAATTCCTGGACCTGTGCTTGTGTACCATCCAGAATAATTTCCTGGAACAAGAGCCTGTCTATAATTCGTGATTGGTGGTCCTGGTTCACCTGGGAAAATTGGTGGTCCTGGTTCATATCCCTCATAGAATTCTAACGAAGGTACGCCAGTGTAAGTTCCCAAGTAATTCTGGGTGACAGGCGAACCACTATAATTACCAACATATGGAGTTAAAATTGGACCCATGAAGTCTTGCTCAGGCGGTCCATCACCTGTATAAGTCCCAGTAAACGACCCACCTGGATTTGTCCCACTATAGAATCCAGTATATGGCGTAGCAGGAGATGCACCGCCAGTGTAGTAACCAATGAAAAAGGCAGGAAGTTGGCCCGACGGAAACCCATTGAGATCGGCAACATCCCATTTCAGCGTATAGAATCCAGTGTAGGATGTTCCTGGAGTCGACGGTCCAGTATAGTAACCAGTATATGGTGTTCCTGGAGTGGAATCGCCAGTATAGTAACCAGTATATGGTGTCGCTGGAGTAGATGGACCTGTATAGTAACCAGTATATGGTGTTCCTGGAGTGGAATCACCAATATAGGTTCCTGAAAAGAAGGCAGGAATCTGTCCCGACGGCATCCCATTGAGATCGGCAACATCCCATTTCAGCGTATAGAATCCAGTATAGAACCCAGTATATGGCGTAGCAGGAGTAGATGGACCTGTATAGAATCCAGTATATGCAGGCGCTGGAGTTAGATCTGCAGTATAGAACCCAGTATATGGTGTTCCTGGAGTCGACGGTCCAGTATAAAACCCAGTGTAAGATGGTGCTGGAGTTGATGGTCCAGTGTAGAAACCAGTAAAAGTTTCACCTGGAGTTGATGGTCCAGTGTAGAATCCAGTGTATGGTGTTCCTGGAGTTGATGGTCCAGTATAGAATCCAGTGTATGAAGGTGCTGGAGTTGATGGTCCAGTATAGAAACCAGTGTATGAAGGTGCTGGAGTTGATGGTCCAGTATAGAAACCAGTAAAAGTTTCACCTGAAGTTGATGGTCCAGTATAGAACCCAGTGTATGAGGGTGCATCAACAGAATATGGTATTCCATCGCGCTGAGTGGTATACGCAGGTCCAGTATAGGATCCTGTGTATGCTCTACTATAGGTTACGAAATTTTCTACAATAGTTCTAGTGTATACTCCGCTGAAACTGCGAGTGTACGTTGGACCTGCACCAGTAAAAACTCCAGTATAATTCGCAGGTCCAGTATAACCAGCAGAGAAATTATTGCTGTATCCAGGACTTGTGAATGGTGAGGTATATGGTGGACTGCCATATGCTCCGCTATACGTTCCTGTATAGTTACCAACATAATTTTGCGGAGAAACTTGCTCTCTAGTATCAGTAGTAGAGGTTCCTAATTCAACCCATGTTCCGCCACCTGGAGCAGTCGCTTGCAGTTTATAAGTTCCGATATTAGTATCGATAATGCGATTACGGAAGTTCGGAACCAACTGCTCAATTTCGGCAGCGGTCATAATCTTCAACGAGTTGGCATCATTACTTTTTAATGGTGCAAGAGAATCGTTGGCGACTGTTGAAGCAGCGGTTTTTTGCCACAGGTAGGTTGTGGTATTTCCGCCATTCGCGACATCAGTGAGCGTGTATCTTGCTTGCCAAGTTCCACCTGTAGGAGCAGTTGCTTGTAGTCTATATTGACCAGCAGTATATTCAGATTCGGAAACAAACGCCGAAATCACAGTATCCAAAACACCGTCCAGATTAGCATCAGTCATTCGGCGAATGCCATCAGAATGCCATGCGACAGGACGAGCAGTTACGCTTTCGGAAACAGGAGCAGTTACTTGCTTTACATAATAGGTAGTAGTAGTTATGTCACCCGTGGCAGGATGTGTCCCAGTCGCTTCAGTTCTATCCGTGTCAACGAACGTTCCAATAGAAGTTCCTGAACCCGAATTATCTGTTGTGATGTTTATCTCAGCAGCGCCAGATCCAGTGGTATCCGTCGCAAACTTAGTTGTGATGACATTTGCAATATAGTTCTGAACCTCTGCGTTGGTCAAAGGTTCCAGTCCGCTGAAAACAGCAGACGTAATTGGCGTCGTAGATGCTTTGACCTTTAGAGGATTCATTTTAGTTCAACCTGTTACCACTTGTATCGTAAACAATAAGATTAGTAATGCGATACCAATCTTGCGTATCCTGCGCAACTAACTGAACAGAACTATATGGTGCCAGATTAACAGCAACGTTCACAGTTCCTTCGTCAATGACGTCAGATGTGTTTGGATAAACCTTAATGGTAACCGCAGTAGTATTGACAATAGTAACAGAAACGCCTACAGCAGCAGTCGGGAGTTTGACACCTTGGTTTGCTGTTGCCGAGGTAACAATATTGACTGTTTTTGTCAGCGCAGTTGCGCCACCTTGATCAGTTCCTGCTGCAGCAACCGATGCATTTACTGATGGGATAAATGCGCCAGTTAGTGTCAGGTTCTCGAACGATGGACTGTCACCAGATTGATACTTATCTTGATTGAGGTTGGTAAAGTTATCATCAACCTCATTATTTGTTAAAGGTACGCCCTTGGCGGACCTCAGTGTAATTGTGCTCATGCTTTCCTACCTTCATGATTGTTGAGAATTTGTGTTAACAAAGATTTAATTTCCGTCATTTCATTCTTTAATTCATTAATCTCAATTCCATATGACTTCATTTGTTTAAGTCTTTCGCGTTGTGCATTATATGCTGCTAATTCATGTCTATCAGTAGAGACAATTGCTTTGGAGTCTCCATCTCTAATGTATTTATTCGTATCTTGAAGTGCGATTTTTGCCATATTACACCTGCAGCGCGATTGCTCTCAGTTCCTTAAACTTAGGAACTACAGAACTATTGTTGGAGAACATGACAATCTTAATTGCCATTTTGTCAAATTTGGTATAAGTCGCACCCGAATACATGTATGTGAAGGGTTCATCTTCTAGTTCGTCAACTTTATTTGCCTTTGGTATTTTATATTCATACTCAACAAATCCAGCAGCGGCAGTAGAACTTAGTGGCGATACACTTGTCTCTAGTTCTACCCAATCAAGATCTTCAAAGTTTCTAGAGTCTGATGCATTCTGCAACTTAGCATATATTCTTGCTGAAGTTCCTGCTGGTAGATAATTACTCAGATAGACCCTCAAATCTTCTGAGTTACCATCAAGATTAACTCGGCGCGAAATATATTTAGAACTTGCAGTACCAACATTAGTATCTTCATCTCTATTACCATCATCTGAATTGATGAAGTTAGAAATACAAATCAATGAACACTTTCTAAGATCGATCACAGGAGAAACTGTATCAGTCATTGTTTTCATACCAAATCGAAGATTCATTGACTTATTGCCACCAAGATCCTCAGTCTCGTTTGATTTTGAGAAAATTGCTGCTTCTGTTAGGATGTCATTTGTTTCACCAAACGTTAGTCGCTCATATGTATTTCCTGCACCAGATGCTCCAGTTGCAGTCTTAGCATAAGTCCAAACACCCGTAGTTGGCGTGAAGTCCATGTAACCGATATTAGTCTGGATAGAGTTGATCAGTTTATTTTCGACTTCAGCAACTGTAGTTTTGATTGTTCCGTTTGTGATTATATCTGCAGCAGCAAATTCGCCTTCTTGTACAACAATCTTCAGAACGTTATGCAACGGATCATATTGCTTAACATAACCATACTTTGTGTCTTCTTCAGATCCTAGAACGTAAACCTTTTCACCAGCAGCGAACTTGGTCGGGGTCACTGCATCATTAGAAACAAGAAGCATCTGCTCTGAAAGTGCAAGATAGTCATAGTTAGAATTCTGGAACTTGGCAGTCGAGATAACTGATGTATCAAAGATTGCGCGATACAGAGTAAACTTTATATCTTCTGCTTGCTTTTCGCTCCATGTGCGATTGTTTGCAGAAGTGAACAGCATACCAACATTTGGTTGTTCTGAAATTCTCTTAGAAGTACCTACTTCATTTTCACCAATTTCAGAAACCCATGTAGTATATCCAGGATCGTTACCTGCAGGCAGAAGAACGAAACAATATTCTGTATTGTTTTGCAGATATACTGGTGATGGGAATGTGAAGCGAGTTTCTGCGAATGTTACTACACCTGCCAGATTTTCAGTCGATACAGCAACATCGTCTGCATTCAAAGTAACTTCGCCGAATGGAAGAACCTTCTCCGATGGGAATCCGTTAATCATCTCACGAAGTTGTAGAGTAATTGGTGCAGTTCCCCTGCTTCTGAAGTATACATCCAGACCAGTTGCGAATGTTCCAAATGGCATACCATCGACAAAGAAACTTTGTGCGAGTGGATCTAATGCTCCAAAAGGACCAATACCAAAGAACCCAAGATTTCCAAAATCTATTCCAAAATCTGGGAACCCATTATCGTCGAAATTAAACTCTACCAACTCAGGTTCTGCTGGTGGTCCAGGAGGAGGAGGAGGCGGAGGTGGTGGTGGCGCTGGTGGTATAATTGGAGGAACTGGAACTTCCCTCTCAATAACAATAGTGGGATTGTTAGTAATATTAGTAACTTCTTCCACCAGAGTAATATTATTGACCACTGTATTTACCACATTTGTAGTATTAACAAGTGTTGTATTATTAGTGACGTTAGAAACGTTTGTAGTATTGTTAACAGTTGTAAAGGTATTATTTACTGTAGTGTTCTGAATTGTTCCTACTGTTCTCTCACCAATACGATTTGTTGTAGTATTGTTTTCTGTTACCGAACGTGAATCGCTAACATTGGTAAACGCAATATTTGCCTCTCTAGTAGAGACAACAGTTCCTTCAACAACCTGCGAGAGACCGTTAGCAGAGAATGAATTTGTGGCAGAAGTTGTAACGAATGGAGATCTGTTAAACGGATCATCACAAACTCTGAAATTCTTAGTTCCAACTCTGAATGTATTCGCAGGGATTCTAAACTGGATCGCCAGTTCTCCGTTGTCATCAGTAACCAAAGGTGCACCATAAACACCCGTTGGACCAGCAATAGCATATGCAGAATATTCTGCTGGATCAGTCGGTGATGCAGTTAGAGCAGCACTTGATAGTGGGCGACAGTGCGCAGATACATCAATACCATCGAAGAATGGATAGATTCTTGTATCTGGTTTTAGTCTTTTAGTTTTAACTGTAATTGTAACGCTTCTCATATATGGAATTATAGAAGCATTTGTTACACGATTACCAAGATCTTTCGTCGTAGTTTGCGGAGTGACACCCATAGTCACACCTTGACGTGTTTGACGCTGCGTGGTAGTAGTAGTTGAGATCTGAATTTGCTCTTGGAAAAGAGTATCACCAGAAACTCTAGTTTGTCCGCCTGTCGTAGTTGTATCGGTAGAAATCGAGCGACCAGTTACGATATCCTGCCAGTCATTCCATTGAGTTCCCCATGCATTTGCCATAGCAGCAAAGTTATCATAGTTACCATCAAAGTTTACTGCAAGGTCAGGAAGAACCGCAGTATCAGTCCAGTTATCGACTGGTGGATCAAGAGTCATGTCACCAATGTAATTGAATAGAAGTTCGCCTACGCAATTTCTTGATTTCGAGGCAAATTTATTCTGAGTAAGAACACCATAGTTATATGGAAGTGTTAGAAGATCGCCTGTCTTTTTTACGCCAATAGAATTTGCAGAATCAAAAATTAGATCAACATTTTCGATATTAAAGTAAGGAC